TGTGGCCCCTGGCCTAAGTGCCATCGAGGAGGGAGAAACTCCTGACTGAGATGATGGCAACTGCAACCTTCATTTCGCCTTTTTAGCGGCGCGAATGTTGTCAATCATGTTCGGGTAGGGGCGACCTGCCTTCTTTGCAGCCGCTTTTGCGGCTGCTTTTTTCTCAGGGCTGAGCTTCTTGGGTGCGCCAAGGCCCTTGGGCCGCGATTTTTCCCACACGGGTTTTTTCATCATGTCGAGCTCCTTCAAGCAGTTAAAACTTCATGCGCATGTTGGATGTGCGCGATCCGGTCGTTCAAGCCAATCGTACCGCCGTTGATCTTTTTAGTCATGGCGGTGTAGTCTTGCGCGTCGGCCTCTTTGTTCAGGCTGCGCTTGTTCCAAAACCACCCGGCAGTCAAGGCGGCGTACTTGGGCACCAGCACATAGTCCGGGGAGTGGACAAAGTCCATGCCTAGAGCATCTCCTGCCAGGGTGTAGTTGTCCTTGCCGGTCAGTTGGATCAGGCCCCGACCGTGGTACAGCCAGCCGTCCCCTGTCTCCTCTAGGCCGTTGCCCATGCGCCCGCCATACACGCGGTTGGCGATCTTCTCAGGGTTGCGGTGATAGGGCTTGGCAGCCTCCAGCGTCGGGAAGCGGCTGGGCCAAGTCTTCATCAATCCTTCGGCGGAGTAGTTGAGGTTCTCTTCCAAAGTCTGAAAGTTGGCAGATTCATGAGCGCATTGACCAATGAACGCAGCCTGACGGCTAGGAGTGTTGATTTCATAACGGTGAAAGACTTCCTCCAGCGGTTCGACCCACTGGACATCGATTTTGAGTTTGGCGAGGGTGTTGGCGAGGCTCATCATTTGATTGCGGGGGATTTGGAGAGGAGGTCAGTTTTAGCCTGAGAGCCAGCGCTAGAACCAAAATAATACGCAATGATGCCAGTCCAAGCGGTGCCGAGCGAGCCCAGCATCATGAGAATGGCGGGATTGTTGGAGTCCACCTTGCCCAGCAGCATCATCACGAGGATGCCAAAGAACCCGACGGTGACAATCGCAGCCAGCGCCGGAGGGACGATGGAGCGGGTGGTGGCCTGCATCTCACGGGCGCTCTTCCTGTCATCCACCTCCAGCTTGGCGAAGTTCAGGCCCAACTCCTGCGCCTGTTTCTGGAGTTCGATCTCAGCAATCTTGACCTGCGCAATCTGCTCGGCGGTCAATTTGTTGTCTTTGATCAGGTCGCCGACCTTGCTCTCATCCACCCCGATGGCTTTAGAGATAGCAGAGACGGCCATGCCGGCCAATGGGCCGCCCATCGCAGTAGCGATAGTGGGCGCGATTTGTTTGAGCCATTCCATTACTGTTTACTCCTCGAAAGCATGGTTGCTGCGATTTGCAGAAGGACGCGGTACTGATCCACATCCGGCGGTTCTTCTCTCCATCCCACGGTGATTTGTCCGACCAACTTACCCGGCTCTGGAGGAACCCCCACCCGGCACCCGTAGGTCATGCCCTTTTCCATGTACCACAGGCCAATCTCGCTTTGCGCGGTCTTGTAGTGACTGCACGGAATCTCGCCAGCCATCAGCGCCACGACGTCCCTATTGTTGGCCACGTTGGAGGTGAAAAGGCCCACATCCAACCCGTCGTGCTCTTTCTCCCGCCCCTGCTTGGTGTACGCCCGATGCAAGACGCGGGTGCCAAACATAGGGTTTACCTTAAATATAGCTACGACTGTAGCGTCAGTATTTTTAAACAGGTGCGCCGCAGCATCCTCCACCCGGTCTTCCGCGATGGCGGGAAGCTTTTGCTGCTCCTTGTAGGCCCCGATTAGGAAGGCTTGGTTCTGCCAGATGAAGTAGCCCACGAACGCAAAGATCGCCATCAGGAGGATGGCAAACAGCTTGAACGGCGAGTCCACATAACTGAGGACCTTGTCGATCAGACTATTGTGATTGATCTTCTCTTCGCTCACGACACAGCCTGCTTGACGATGAAGATGATGATGACGCCGATTGTGACGATGCAGATCGCTCCACCGATGATCTGCGCCATCAAAATCCTTTGAGCGGACACCCTCTTGCGTTCAGCCGCAGCGATACGTTCGGCTTTCTCCCGCGCCTGTTTGATCTTCATCCGCTCTGTGAGCATCATGGCCCACAATTCGGGGTATCCGCCGTAGACTAACTGATGTTTGAGCGCCTCCTCGGCCTCGCGTAGAGCATTGGCCTGCATCACGATTTCCATCGCCCGAGCAGTGTCGGACTTGCCCGACTTGCCTGCATCGTTCGCAGCCTTCTGGACTACGTCACGCGCATCAAAGAACTTCCCAAACTCGCCGACGAGGCCGTTGATGTCCTTGCCTAATTTGATGGCCTTTTGAATGCCAGCCACCGCAGCTTGCGCAGTGGCAAATGCGGTGATTGGATCCATTTCTACCCCCTATATGTGTAGTTAAAACAACCCGCCTCCAGTCACAGGACCCGAGCTTTGTCCGACGTTTTGAGTGCCGTTTTGCTGGGCAGGCTGCTGCTGGTTGTTAAACACTCCACCGAAGGTGCCGAACGAGCCGAACTGCGTAGGTTGCGGGGCAGGGCCCTGTTGGCCGACGTTCTGCGGGCCCATCATGCCCGGGTTATAAGTTTGCATCCCGCCCATCGGTGCGTTGCCGAAGGTGCCCGGCCCTTGCATGTAGTTTTGTCCTAGCTGCTGACCGGCGTTGTTCACCTGCTGCAACATCTGACGGGCAGCCGTCATATCAGCCGCCTGCTGGATGCCCCCGGTTTGCCCGGTCAAATTGGGCGCGGCACCAAACGGGCTGTTTGTGGCTCCCAGCTGAGAGCTGCCCCTAGGATACGTCTGCTGAAATCCCCGTATATTTATTGGAGAAATTGCTGGCGCCCCTGGAGTCATGTCGTTGATTCTGGACTTCTCTAGGAAGTCTCGCATGTAGGCAGAGTAATCACCTTGTTGTGGGGGCTGCGTTGCAAATTGGCGGGCCCCAAGGGTCTGGCCTGCACCGAGTAGGCCGAACACGTTGTTTGGCTGGCCCACTAGGTTACCCAGACCTGAAGGAATCTGGCCGAGAAAGCCTCCCATGCCTGGGGGAGGAAAAACCTGGGGCGCGGGCCCGCCCGCAACGCCCATGCCTGGGGGTGCACTAGCAGAAGACACATCAAACATCCGTGGGGCAGACTGTGCCCGAGGAGTGGACGCTAACGCACTAAAGATACTTCTTCCTTGTTGTCCAAGAGGAGCCACGGCAGGCCTTGCCATGCCGTCAGGGAACTGGGGCATTCCAGTGTTTCTGGATGCTTCCGCCTGTAGTTGCGCCAGCGTCTTTGTAACGGGACCACCCATCGTGCGACCCGTAAATGTTTGCGTCGCAGGGTCATACTGGTATGAAACGCCGGCATCCGTTGCTGACAGCTCTCTTTGTCTGTTCAAATAATCAACGAAGGCAGGATCAAATCCGTATTGGCCAAAATCAGGGTTTTGTGGACGCTGAATTGGTCCAGGAAAACGAGGATCGCCGCCAAAACCCGGCATTCCAGTGTCCATGGGTTGCCGCCCGCCCATCAGGCGGCCAAGAACGGCCCCGCCCAGGCTTGACAATCCAGGGAGGGGGCTTGGAACTGCCGTTCGTGCAGCAAGTTCTCGCTGAATAGCGGGCATCGCCGGCATCACCGCATTTCGAATACCTGGAAAGAGCCCGCCAATGGTCTGTGCAAACGGCACAGCAGGGCGCTGGGGAACCGTGCGAGGGGCCACAGTCAGGGCATTGCTCGCAGGGCGGGCAGTTCTCGCTGCAGCAGCCTTAGCGGCGTCGAGCTGGGATTTGGCGGTAGAAGGACGGGCGGGTGTTGCCATGGTTTACCTCATTGGGCGGGGGTTTGCTGATTATTCAACATTGGTGAGACCGTGTCGAATGGGAAAAGTGGCACCCTGTGGGGCCGCGCCACGCGCAGCGCCCCGCGCAGCACGCGCAGCACGCGCTTGCTCCACGGCCTTTGTGGCCTCAGACGCGGTCATTTCTTTTTGTCTATTCACGATGGGCATGGAATGCTCCTTTCAGCGCAACTTGCGCAGTTTGTATAACGTGCTCAAAAACGTACCAATCGCTTCATCAATCAAATTCTGGATTGGGCTGTCTTTCTTGTCTACGGCGTCATAACGGATCTTCTCGACGTCGTCCATCAGCTTCTCCAAGACGTCCGCACAGTCGTCGCCGGTGGGCATCGGTAGATACGGAATTTCAATAATAGTGTCGTAGCGCCCCTGGCAGGCTTCGGTGATGCTGTCCGCGCTCTCGATAATGGCGTTATAGAACTCCCCCAGGGCCACATGCTTGGCATAGCTGCCCGCGCCTGTGATGCTCAGGTGTGCACGGTGCGCATACTCACGCGCCACAAAGAGCGTGCCTACCAATCGTCCAATCATCTCCATGTTCTTCTCCGTTTATCGTTGGGGCGGCTGCCCGCCAACTGATGCCGCGCGCTGTTGTAGCAGAGCGCTGATCGGGTCGTTGGGGAACATCGCCGGATACATCAACGGGACCTGACTAGCCCCTCCCTGCGGTGCCTGCGGAGTAGTAGGCAGGCGCGGGTTGAAGTTTGTGCCACGAGTGGGCGGACCCGGTGGGATAACGCGGTTTAGCATCTCCCGGGCCGTGGTCCGTGGTGCGGGAGTCGGGACGACCGGCAGGTTTTCCATGCCAGCTATCTTCTCCGGCTGCTCGCCCTGAGCGGCGCCACTGATGGCTTGCTGCGCACCCATGCGGGCGGGCTGGAGCACACGTGCTGCCGAGATGCCAATCTCTTCCAGGCTTTTGGCCGCCTTGGCTGCCTGCTCGGGGGTGCCCACGCGGGTGATGTTCTTGGCGAACTCTTCGCTCTCCAGGGCGCGGGTGAAGATGCGCTTGTAGAGCTGATTTTCCAGGCCCCCGGTCAAGCGAACCATCAGCGCTAGTGCCCCGGTCTCAGGAGAAATACGGCCCACCGCCGCTTCGCGCATGGTGGTCGTCATGTACTGAATGCCAGAGCCAAACACGCGCTTGAGGCCCTCGTCCAGGGATTCGAACGCCGGGATCTGGCCGGTGACGTTGGCAAAAGCGTTGACCCGACGCTGCAAGTCGGCCAGCGTCTTGAGGTCTTCCAGATGTTTGGTGCTGCCAAACAAAACCTTCAAGGACTTCTCATTCGAATCAATGAACGTCTTGAGCGCGCCGCCACCCTGGGCGCCTTCGGTGGCGATGTCATAGACGGACCGGCGCAGGGAGGCCAACGTCTCTGCGTCTTTGCCTACCGCGCCCACCAGCTTGGTCATGATGGCGGGATCGCGCAGGGCATCGTTGAGCACGGTGCGCGGATCGCTGCCCGGGCGCACGGCCTTGGTCAGGATGCGGTCCAGCTCATTGTCCTTGGCGGCCACCATGCGCTGATCGATCTCAGCCACGCGGTTGACGAAGTCATCGGCCAGCTTGACCTCATCGGCCAGCTTGGCACGCACAGGCTCGGGCAGGGCTTCGACGATGTTTTTGTTCTTGTCCAGCACCGAGCGGATGATCTTCGGATCGACAAGGCCATCCTTGTTGACGACGCCCTTGGTGCGCAGCCAATCGATGGTGCCCTTCATCATCAGGGCCTGGGACTGCGGATCGTTGCCCAAGATGGCCGAAACGTCCTTGACGCCGTCGGCAGTGCGGAAAGCGTTGCGCAGCAGGTCCTCGTTAGGCAACAGGAACTCCTGGCCGCCCTTCTTGGTCTGTGTCATCAAGAGGGGCACTGTCTTATCGAAGACGGTCTTGTAGTCATCGAGCACCATCTTCATGGCGTCGTACTCGCCCTTTAGGCGCGGCGAGTGGTTGAGCACCAGCCCTTCGATGTCCCGGAACACCGCGTTGCCCGTATCCATGATGCGCTGTGCATCCGTCTGGCGGGTGCGGCCACGGGACATGGCGGCGTTGTAGTTGGCCAGGGAGTCATTACGGAACCGCTGGGCCGCCGTCAGATAGTCCAGGGCCTCAGGCAGATTCAGGTCAATCTTGGTGCTGGCAGCCGCGATGCGCTCAGCGTCTTCACGCAGTTGCTGCGGATTGAGCACAATTTTGCGGCCAGGGATCACCGAGGGGATTGCCACGTTGCCCTTGGCGTCCGGGGTCGGAGCCAGTTCCGCGAGCCCTGGAGTACGGCGCCCGGTCTTGACCTTGTCGCCGCGCACCAGCTTCATCACGGAGTCGCGCAGGGCTTTGTAGACCTCGGGGTCGATGTCGCGGCCCACGGCGCCCAGTTGGGTGCTTAAGGTCTCATCCACGAGGTTGGTCAGGGTGTCGCGCTGGAGTTTGTCGCGTTGCAGCATCTGCGACTGCACAAAGTTATCCAGCAGGCGGATTGGCTCGGGCATGGACACGCGCATCGAAGGCCGCTCGGGGCGGTACTTCTTGAGCAAATCCATGACCGCAGGTTCCATGTCCTGCGCCTGGAAGAGCGACTTGCCGTCCTGGCGCGTGGGCAGCGGTGTGCCGTCCGGGGCCGTGGCTTGTTTGAGCCCCATGCGCGAGAGCACGCTCTGGCGCATGCGGTTGTCCATCTCCATCCGGCTCATCAGGACACCGCGCAGCTCGTTGTTGAGCATGTCAATATTCTGCGGACCCAGGCGCTCGGACAATGCAACAACCTCCGCCTCGGTTAGCTCTTTCTGTTGGCGAACAAGGTTAGAGAAGAAGGCCTGACGATCCGCCTGGGCGGCTTGGAAGGCTTCGAGCACCGGCTGACGCGCCTGGGGCGAGAGCTCACCAAACAGGCGATTCAAAGCCTCTTGGTTCTGGTTGATGCGCAGCTTGATGGATTCGAGTTCTTTGGGGCCAAGCTGCTCTAGCAGATTGATCTTCTCGCGCACCAGGGGCGAGTACATCGTCTTCTCAGCGGCATCGAACACGAAGCCCGCCTCGGCAAAGCGCGGATCGGCCATGGCCCGCTCCAGCGCGGTCAAGGCCTCTTGTGCTTCTTTGCTCTCTGCAATCGGGCCGAAGACCTGACCGAGCTTGCGCTCGGCATTCTTGATCAGGGTCTTAGGGATGATGTTGACCAGCGGCAGCTTGAAAGGTCCGGGGACCCCGGCCATCGCTTCCTTCTCCACGTCGCTCATCGCCACACCGGCGCCCGTGGACTTGTCTTTTGCCCAGTTGATCGCGCGGCCCGTGGGGCTGACCTTCATCAGGCCAGACGCCGCCATCGGCAAGCCGATGAACGCAGCGGCGGGCAGCATCTCTTTGTACAGGCCCTTGCTGGGGTTGTCGTCGGAGACATTCTCCTCTACGGCCTGTCGCAGGGTTTCCCACCCGGCGCCAAATGCCACATCCAGGGCGGCTGCGGCGCGGGGGCTTTGCTGAATCAACTTAATCGTATCGTCGGCGATGCCCTTGAACAAGGAAGTGGACGGGGCGGCAGCCGACACCAACGGGCGAGCGCCCGCCGTGTAGGCCAGAATCCCAGTGAACGGGAGCGTGTTGCCCACGCCCTCGCCAATGGCCCGGGCGTAACGCTCTTCGACATTGCGCGGCGCCACTTGGCCCCGGTTGAAAAAGCGCGTGAACTGGAACACCTGATTCTCATCAAGGCCCAGGCCCTTGCCAATCACCCGCTGCGCAGCATCCGGCAGT